TTCAGGAATAACTCCACCAATTTTATTGCGACCTTCTTGTATTATTTTTTCTAGTGGATCGTTTTTTAATTCTTTAGTAAGAGTGGTTCTTATTCTAGGTTCAGCAAACCCCATTTTAATAGCACCTATGCCTTCTTGGGATTTAATAGATTTTTGAAGCTCACTAGCTATTTCATTTAAGAATCCTTTAGTGTTTGACTGATGTTTAGTAGCTATTCTATTTATCGTATCATTAGACAAATAACCATTAGCAAGGGTAGAAAGCTGTTTGTCAATATTATCTACTTCTTGATCTGAGAGTTTTTTATAATTTTTTCTTAAATAGTCGTTTAGTCCATCAAATAAATTTTTATCTTCTAGTGTCCACTGGGTTTTACTAGTTCTACCAACATCAAATCCTTTTCCTGTTGCTATATCTCCGAACTGTCCTTGTTGTCCTGCAACACCTGTTAGTACGTCAATTCCTACGCTAAGAGGAGTAGTTTTTTGACCTGTTGCTACATCAATTCCTAATCCTTGAGCTACATTGGCAATTGCTGGAGTAATACGATTTTGGACTATCTGAGGGGCTTTAATTTTAGATAAAGTACCCTTAATTAAAGGATTGGTTACTTTAATAAATTGTCCTGATACTGGAGCAGTGAAAGCAGTTTGAGCCATCGCTTGTGCTGGGTCTTGTCCTTGTAGAGCTTGAAATCCACCAGCTAAACCCATTGAGGCGAGAGTAAAAGGAAGATTAATAGGAGCTAGAGCAATACCTGCTGTTTTAACTCCTTTTAATAATTGTTGATTTTCTTGTTGTGTTGCTGGAGATTTAAGACGATCTAAAAAAGAAAGACCTTGAGTTCTTTGATTAATTGATTCCTGACGAGCTTTGAGAGCCTCTGTGCCTTCTTTAATTTGTTGTCCAATATTTTTAGCAGTTCTATAAGCTAGACCACTAGCAGAAATTTGTTGTCTTGGTTGATTAAAATAGTTCTCTACACCTTGAGAGATATTTTGTTTAAGGTTTGGAGAAATAAATTGAATACCCTCTCGCTCTTTATCACGATCAATCAGTTCTTTAGCTTTGGAAACTATTTTACTTCGACTTATTTGGTTGATTAAATCCTTAACTGCCATGACTATAAAATATAGTATAGGTTATTAGGTTATCAACTATAAGCCTAATAAGTTTCTGGTGTTAAATTGTCCGCTACTTAAAAGATCAGTTGCTCTACGAGTTACAGGTGAGATTTGACCTACATATTGATCTTCATCACTAATCTGTCCTCTATATATTGGACTTGCCATAGTTTGAGTACCTCCACCTACTGCAAAGTTAGTTGTAGCATCTGGTCTAACATTACTAAGCATTGTGTTGGTTGCCTGTTGTCCTAGACCAACTTGACTTTGTAGAGCGTTTGAATACTGACTTAATTGAGTATCTGCAGCTTGTTTTTGAGCAGCTAATTGTTGTTTGAAGTTAAAGTCTTGTAAATTAATTTGGAAAACTCTATCTCTAGCTTGTTGTAGAAGTTCTAGTCTAGCTGCAGCTTTAGCTTGTTGAGTAGAAGCTCTTTGAGAGTTAATCTCTAAGAGTTTAGACTGAAAGTCAGCGTTTACTTCGTTAATAGCTTGCTGTTTACGATCTTCAATCTGTTGAAGTCCTGATTGATATTGATTTTCTACATCTAGTTTAGAAGCCTCAATTTGTCTAGCTGCGGTATTGTAGTCTTGACCGATAGAAGCACGATTTCTCATTAATTCTCTACCTTGAAGTTCTGAAGCTGCAAGTCCAGCACTAGAAGCACCACCAAATCTTTGTTGGTTAGCCATTTGTAACTCTGAGAATAGTCTGCGAGCTGCACTAATAGCATCTTCTTTACGTTGAGTAGCTTGTGTTTGTTGTTCGCCTAATTGACTTTGAGCAGAGGTTAGTTGATTTTTAAGTAATCCCTGAGAAGTTTGAGCTTGTTGATTAAGTAAATCTAAAGTAGTTGGAAGCTGACCTCTTAGGGTAGATTCTGCTTGATTAAGATATTCCATTGCTGGGTTATATAAAGCGTTTAGTTCTTCTTCACTTGGACCTTGATTAGCTTGACCTCTTAATTCATCGAGTAGTCTTTGATATTCGGTTTCCTGAACAGGGTTGCGATTCATTTTTTCTAGTTGTTGTAAACGAGTATCACCTCCACCAGTTGATTTAGTAGGAGTAGGATTAGATGGGCTAGAAGCTGGAGCTTTATATCCTGCTGCTTTTGTATTTACTTCACTGCTCATTGGTAAAGCATTTTGAGATGATAAAAAATCAGTATAAGGACTGCCAGTTGGTGAAGTATATCCACTTCCAAAAGCTCCCTCTGTACTTGGTGCTGGTTGTTGAGGATTAACTCCTAATTTTGGAGCATATTTTTCTGTTAATCCAAAGTCTGGTATATTTATACCAGCTATTGACCATGTTCCTGGTGTTATTGCCATATATTTTATTCCTTATTGTTCTTTTACAACTAAGTAATTTAGGTTATCAATACTTCTTCTTGTTCATGGCTTTAGCGTATTTCTTAGCCATTTTCATTCCCTTTTTAGTGTATGGTAGTTTTTTGATACCTGATTTTGTTCTGATTACTGGCATATTATTTTCTTCTTTGACTAGCCTTTACTGCTCTTAATCTTTTAAGTGCTTGTTTATAAGTAGGGCTAGTACCTTTTACGTTTTTTATTTTGTAGCCTTTTTTAGATTTAGTTATTGGCATTATTTGTATCTATCCAGATTGTCATTTAGTAACTTTTGACATATTGTTTTATAAACTTAATAATGTAATATCTAATCTAGTTGCTCTTTCAACTGCTCCAATTACAATAGTATTATTATCTCCAGAATCAGACCTTCCATATAAAGTAACTTCATCATTTGCCTGTAAATATAACATTCCAGAAACATTAGCCGTCAACTGAATATTTATTAAAGAAGAATGAGCAAAGCCAGTAATCATTTCATTTGCACCAACAAAAACCATAGCAAAATATCTTTTATCGACAACAGATGGTTGAAATGTAACTGCTCCATTTACTAAATAATATCCTGTTACAGGAGCTACAAATTTATAAGTAGTTGTATTAAAATCAGAACCAGTATCATAAACTTCGGTGTTTAAAGGCATTATTGTAGCTGTTCCATTAGTTAAACCTCCAGTGTTAGCAGATAAATAAGCCTTCATTTTAACAGTTTTTATATCTACATACGCTTTTGTACTTTCACTTGTAGCTAAAGTAGTAGCTGAGGCAGTAGCCATTGTGTCGTCGTCTATTACACCTGTGATAGTAGCTCCACTTGAGTTAAACCAACCAGTAGAGAGAGGAATATTTGGACTAATTAGTGAAGGAGAAGATAAAGTAATTCCAGAAGCTAAAGCAGAAACATCATTTACATTTACTATGTTGGAAAGAGCGTCATAGATACGATCTGCCCACACTACATCAGGTACAAACTCAACAATAGCACCGACTGCGTGAGTTTGTACTGTACCGCTACTATCTACGTTTCTTGTGGTGATAAGTACAGTAGTTCCAGAAGTTCCAGAATATTCAATATATTCTCTTTTAGCTGGGGTAGCTGTACCTGCACTGTCAATACGATCAATAACTAAAACACCTGGTAAATTTGGGATTCCGTCTACATCTGCGAATGTGATTGCGTCTCCTGTTGAAGCAGTAGATAAAAGTTCCGCTGCTAAGGTTTTTTGTATTCCGTTTTTTGATGTTGCCGATAAAAGTTTTGCCATAGATTCCTTTTAATATATAAGTGTTTAGGTTATCAAGTTTTTACACACGTGAACTTGAACTGAGTGCTCCTTCTCCTTGGTTGACAGCAGTTGCTCTCATTTTTAATAATTCAAAATTAGCATTAGCTTCTGTGGTAGAAACCTCAACTTGTAATAGACGAACCGACTTAAATAACTGAGTATATTTGGTAAGTTCATCAGCACTCGCAATAACAGTTCCTTGTGAAGTTCCCCAAATAGTAGTTCCCCAAGTATCAATTCCCCAACCTAGCGATCCAGAAGAAGCAGACCCGACAACTGTAAACTGCTTGATTGATGTAGTAGTTCCATTTCTTAATTCTGCAAGGATAGAAACATTTACTTGACCCTGAATATTGCGAAGTAGAATATAGAAAAGTTTAACAATTTTAAGTAATGACCATGATCCAAAAGTAGTCTTATTAGTTCTTAAAACCTTTTTAATAGCTACTCCATTATCTGTATTGAGAGCCTTGTTAAAGTTATATACTTGATTAGTAAGTGACGAACCGAGTAAGATTTGTTCTGTACCCGTATCATCTACAAAGCGAATAAATCTATTAACACCAAATGGAAGTTTCCAAATACCAGCAAAACACCCTCTTTCTCTATCATAGACTAGAATTTCTTTTCTTCTTGGGAATGAAAGTAAGTATTTGTTTTCTGCATAGATAGCACATGCTGTCGCATAGTCGTCTTCGTTTAAGAGAGCTAGATAAGGTCTCATTCTTGCACTCACCTCATTAGTACGAATAATATTAAGGAAATTTGGTTCGTAACCAGTTACATAAATTCCTTTACGCCCAAAGTAGAAGGTATCGTTTTCGACTGTTTGAATTACGTCAGGGTTACACGCACCAATTGAAGTAGAAACAGGTTGATATTGAGGGTCTAAAACTGAGAAGTTACCAATCGTTACAGTAGAAAGTTCAACTGCGTAGTGAGAGTAGTTTTTGTAAACGATAATTCTATCAGTTCCAGGTTGTACTGCGAGTCCTGTGATATCATCGCCTGAATCTGGATCAATATAAATATATCCACCACCATCTGCCCAGTTTAATTTAGCTTGATTAGGATAACGTCCTGAGATTAAAAGTTTAGTTCTATCCATATAATCTACAAAGACTAAACGATCCTTAAACTTAACAATCATGTCTGAAAGAATACCGCCCGTTGTGTTAGTAACAGGAGGGAGAGTAATTTCGCTTGCTGCATCACCTACATCTACATACTGAGTAATAGATGGACCGACTGCTGCTAAAAATGTTTCATCACCTGGTAAACCACGATAAATCTGATATCCTGAACTACCTGACACTCCAGTCCATCTTACATTTACTTGAGTTTTGCTTAAGTCTTGTGGAAGGTTTGGAAGCTCGACTGCTGTGCTAGCAGTTGTTTCACCAGTTCCAGATAAAGTAGTAATTAACCATGAATAAATGTAAGTTCCAGTTGCACCCGAGAAGTTAGTAGCTGTAACTCCAGTAGGAGCTGATAATGTTACAAAAGCGGATAAAGTAGAACCATCATATTGAACGAGAGCAACATCTTTACTAACGAAATAAGTTTTTCCACCTAATTGTTCTGCACGAACAGTCGAACCAGATGGATAAGAAACACCTAAAATTGCATCTGAACCACCATTATTTTTTTTGGCTAAATATCCCTCATCTGATAGACCTATAATTTCATTTATTGAGCTTGCTGGTTTAACAAAAGTAGCCAGTCCTCTAATTGAGCCTGTTGCATTAACTGTGAAATAAGTTGAAGTTCCCCATCTACCAGTAGGCACACCAGAACCAGTCAACATGATGTTATCAGCTTGAGCTAATTCATCATTTCCTAACTCGGTAGGTCTAAGAAGTAGATTGAGTCCTTTTTTAAAGGTTTCCCACTCAGCAGATTGAGCTTTACGAGCTTTAAATGGTTGCACCCTGTTATCTATAATTGGCATTATCCTCTAGCTGTCCCTATTCTCCAAGCTGATGCTCCAATTCTTCTTTGTTGGTTATCCCCACCTGGCACTCTAATCATTTCTTTGCCAATCATATTTGCAAGGAGTCTTTTTGCTTCAGCTTCAATAATAGGAAACCTTTCATCTGTTCTACTTTGTAATACGTAAGAAATAACTTTTTGAGTAACAAAATCTGGATCAGGTACTTCACAAACATCTGAAAGAGTAGCCATATTTGAAGGATATCTCTGATAAGTCATGGATAAAGTAGCATCTGCCACAAATCCATTAACAATAGCGTTATGTCCTATATTTCTGTTACCTAAAATATATAAGTAAGTGTCTGAGGATTCTTTAGTGTTACGATCTTCAGGGGCAATCTCTGGAAAATCAACCTCTGCTTGTCTTGGTACACCGATTAACTCTCTAAAATCAGTAGGTAAGGTAACAGTAGCACCAGTTGTAAGAGGGTAAAATGGGGTTTTTAATTGTCGCCATTGATAAGAGTTTGCCCATTCGTCAACTGCTCTTTGAGCATAATTAACACGAACATCTAGATCATCGCCTGTTGGTTGATCATACTCTAAATCTACGTAAGCATTAACATTTTTGAGAATTTGTTCTAATGTAGTCATGAAGTTGTTTTACACAACTTTGACAAAGGTTATCAACTACATGTATTTTTTCTTTTCTTCTTCGATCTTTTTGCCCTCCATATCTAGGTAAGCAAATCTGGATAAATGTTTAGCTCTATCCTCACCAAATGGCGGAGTTCCTAATTTAAGTTGAAGTTCACGAATAGTCCATTTAATGTTTTCAGGACTTAAATCTTTAGTTTGGGTTTTAACCCAATTATATAAAGTTTTAATTTCAGGAGTGTATTTTTGTTTGTCTGCATCTCCATCTATTTCTAGCATCTGGTGAATAGACATTTCTTCAATAGCATAAGGATTAACGACCTCCATTTTATCTGGTTGCTTTTCAACAGGATTATCAACAGTTTGTACTTCTGGTTCTCCAACTATTTTTATGTCCATATCCACTTTCTGTTAGGGGCTAATAATCCCGTAACTAAATGAGTTGCTAAACTAGGAACACTGCACCACATATCTATACCTAGAGATTGAAATAAGTCGTGATCTCTAATTCCAAATGATTTAATAAATTCTACATTCTGTTTAATTATATAGGCTCTAGTAGCAAATGTAAGCGTATTAGAAGGGCAAGTGCGATAAGTCTGATCCTCTATTAAAACCATTCTTTTTGGTTCATACTTAAATCTTTCTTCTAAGTAGTGTCCTGGATGGTCATAGGGACTTACTATTTCAAGTTCATCTAAAGCTCTCTCTAACTTAGCAATTGCTCCCTCTATCCATAGATAATCATCCTCTACTAAAAAGACTTTTTCCTCGTTGGGTAGATTACAAACTAAATTTAATTGTTGATGAAAAGTTTCTACGTTTCCATGATTACCTTCAACGACTTCATAAGGTTCAAATAACTTCTTACCTTCTTCTGAAAAGCCATCGGCTATCACAATCACTTTAGAGCCGTTATTAGCCTTTTTAAATGACTCAAAACAGGTCTTTATAATGTAAAACTTATCAGTTCCTAGTGGATTAGGATTACTTGAAAGATAAGGACTAACTCTGTATAGGATTAGCATCCTACCATTCTGAGAGCATCAACTCCCCATTTACTAATAAACCAAGCTCTACCATCTTGATCACTTCTCTCTTTATTAGATAAGGTGCTTATTGTAGAAGCTGGATGTTCATGTCTTATATTAACTAAGTCACAAATTCCTGGTGGATAACCCATTTGACCCAATCTATACCATAGTTCACTATCAATATAATAAACCCCTGAGTAACTTTCATCAAATCCTCCAGTTTCAGCAAATATCTCTCTAGGCATACAAAACATATGTCCATGAAATGTCTTAAATACTCCGCCATTAACCATAGGACTTAAAACTTGACCTTTAACGCATAAGTCTTTTAACTGACCTCTGTCTGCTACTACATCGTCATTACTTACTATCAAGAAGTTTCCATGAGCTAATCTCATTCCTTTGTTTTGTTTAAAAGCTAGTGATTTATCTTTATCATCAATTACAATTAACTCATCATATTGACCTTCAAATGATTTAACACATCTATCTAGTAAATCGCCAACTCTTAGTGTAGGTATAATCAAAGATATCATTTTAATCTCCTTTTGATTTCAGTTGTTGAAATATTAGCAGTATACGGCACAAAGCAAACACTAATCCCTAACTCTTGTAATTCATCCCACGTAGTACCCAATTGACCAGGATAGTCTTTTTTAGCCCAATCACTGCCTACTACGATTAGATTAGCACCACTTTCAATTACTGTTTGAATAGCACTACTACCCTTGATAGTTTGATCGTTTGGAATCACTTTATCTACTAAATCTAGTAGTTCGATGATTTCTTTTCGCTCATCATAAGACATTATTGGTAATTTTCCCTTATATTCATGAATAAAAGTATCAGTATTAAGTCCTATTATAACTTCATCTTTTCCAGCTAATTCACGACATCTCTTAAATAACTTAATGTGTCCAACATGAAGCATGTCGAAAGTTCCTAAACTTATTACTCGCATAAGCTCCTTAGTTCTTCTGGCAAAGAATATTTAATAACTGATTTATAATCGATTCCCCCTGATGTCGGATAGGCTTCTGTTGGGGCAAAATTAGTCATGCCTTCTTTCCATTTTAGCCATACTTCCTCATACCAGTTAGGGATAATTTCTTTAGCATGAGTATAACTCTGTATTTTGGTCTTAATTTCTTCGTCTGTTTTAACCCAAGAGATATGATGAGCTATGCCAGGACATAAAGGATTGTTTCCGTCTCCTCCACTTGTATTAGCGTACTTAAATTCAAAAGGAATCCCGTCTTTATTATATACAGGGATAAGGGCTTCATTGAGAATCGTATCAGGTAGAATAACAGTATCATAATCTTTCCAGTAGGTAAGAGTATACATAGCATAATTTCTTTTTTCTGCTGTTTGAATAAAGTGTCTCAAAGTATCAAGAGTTTCTCTTGTAAATAGTCTATCTGGTGGAGAAATAAGTACCCAATCAATTTTAGCTTTTTTAGCTTGCTCCATACAAAAGTTACGTTGGTCTGCTTCTGTTTTCCAATAATCTTCAAATACCCAAACTGGAGTTTCTATTTCCTCTGAGACTTCTACTGCTAAATCATAAGTATTGTCTTTTTTTAGACTACCTTCCCATGGACTAGAAGAACAGGCAACTATGACAAGATCAACTAATCCATCATATTGCTTAATAGCTTGTTTAATACGATTTTTTTCTCTAAACGCCAGTATTTGTGCAGCGATTTTACTTTGCATATCCGATTGCTATACATCCACAATATATTTTATCTGAGAATATCTTCTTAAAATGTTCTTGGTTCATTTCTCGGATATTTGGATTAACATAACAACATTTAATACCCATGTCTGTACATTTTAAATAAAGATGTTCAATTACCACACCCCCGTCTAAGTAAGGCATGAATTTAATCTCATCACCTGCTTTATAGGCTAGAGGATCAGCAAAAATAAGAAGTATATTAGAAGCACGATGAATCCAACCTACACCACCTACTAAGATTCCACCTAGTAAGGCTTTTTTGTCTCTGTCATTAACTTCAAGCAAACTAATACCATGACGATCACAAGATGATGGACAGTCTTTTATCGAATCAATTAACTCTTTAACTAAAATAGGATTAACTAACTGATCTGAAAACTGTCTAGTTGAATGACGTTTTTTAATTATTTCAGCAAGGAGTTTTCCCTTACGTTTTTGATGAGCTTCATATCTGATTTGATATTTATCTTTCATAGTCCTCCCAGTTGCTAATTTTACCCATGTTATCACTAACCCATTTATCACAATCATCATCTTTGACTTCATCAGGGATTGTAAATTGCAAATCTATTTTGTCGTCTATTTCTTTAACTCGTTTAAGAGGGAGTTTTCCTTTTTCTAATTGTTGAATTAACCAGATATAGCGTGGATGGTTTGATCGTCTAGTACGATTAACACTCTTACCACCCTCGTCTTTTCCCAGAGTTCCCATGTGATCTATACATAGGGCTATATTAGTATCATCAATATAAAGTTTGCTTCCATTCTTAAAACCTCTATAAAGTATCTCTGTATCATCCCAACCGAGTGCTTCATCAAAGAATTCCCAGTATCCACCTAAATCTCTTAATACCTGAGTAGGTACTGCACCAAAGTTTTGTTCAAAGTCTGTAATAGTAGTTGACTGTCTAAATCCCTTATTCTGATTTCTTATATTAGCTCGAATAAAGTCCCCTGCGACATCAATCTCTCCGTTAAACCAATCTTCTTTGTTGGATATGTCTGGCGTTATTTTTGGAGAATAATAGACATCAACAGGGGCTATAAAATCTTTAGGGTGATGTAGATATACATTCACCAGTTTTTCTATGCCATCAGGAGGCATTAATACAAAGTCTTGTAAAAAGACGAACAACTCGCCCGATGCTTGCTCAATGGCGATGTTATTTGCATTACAGAGCGAGTATGTTCGTTTCGTTGGGGATTGGTGAATGTATTTGATATCCAAGTTATACATCTTGGCATATTTGTCAGCTATTTCTTTTCTATTGTCTTTGTGAGCATCTACAATAACCCATTCTAAATTCTTATAGGTCTGTACTGCTATATTATTAGACATTAGATTCCACCACCCCTCTCGAAGTGTTGGAGTATAGATGGTTACTTTTGGTTCTCTTTGAGGTTTGTTAAATTCGTTTATCCACTCATCAGCAATCTTATTCCAGTAAAACTTAGTAGCAAACTTCTGAGCTTTGAGACTTTCCTTTTTCCATAGGTCTTTATCTCCCATTAAGTTTAATAAAGTTTGAAGCCATAACTCTTGTACGTCTTGCTTTTTGATATCACCTTTAATCTTAAATCCTGATTGTACTGTTTCAGATAGTGCTGCGAAGTCCATAGTAACAGGCACGAGTCCATCTCTTTGACAATCAAGTGCCGTTATACAGTTAATTTCTGGAAAGTAAGTCGGATAAACCCATACACCGCATTTACTTCTTATCTCTTTGAGTTCTTTCTTTCCTACTCTGCCATGATGAATAATGCCTGGTAGTTTCATTAACTCTACCATCTTGGCTTTCCATTGTTGACGTTCTGGATTTGTACTAGCCACTCTATCGAATAAATCCCACCCATAGGCTACATGTAGTTCTGCTTCTGGATATCTAGCTTTAATAGTAGGCCACATAGGTAAGAAGATATCAAGATATCTGTCGTATGAGCTACCTCCAAATAATGTTTGCTGTTTTAAGTTCATAACTTAATTATTTTCTTAATTTCTTTTTCAGTTATTTTGCCATATCTATTTTCAATATATTTTTTGATATCTTTAACATTAGTTTTAATTAAAGATAAATCAATCCTATATAAAACTCCATCTTTTGAACAAAAATTTAATCTACTTGTATCCTCTACAAGATCGTTTAGTATCAACATACTAATCTGTGAATATAGTTTTGGAAATAATTTTTTTATAATACTTAACATATTTGTCTTTCTGGCTAAATGCCGTTACTTATAATATTAAATTTTTCTTTTGGTATTCCAGTTCCTAACTCCTCGTGATATTTACTCTTAACCATTATTTTATCTACGTTTTCCCATTTAATATCCTTTGAAAAATAAACGTCATGCAAGTCAACTAAAAACTTCTTAGCATTTACTTTGTCTGCCATGAAAGTTCCACGCCACTGTATAAAGATGTTAAATTGATCTTTTGGATTAAAGTAATACCATGGTAAGTACAGAACTCCGTTTTGTTCTCCTTTGTTTATAGGATCGCCAAATACAGTCACTCTAAAGCCTCGTTTCGTCCATTCTTCTGCTAACTTAATAACTGCAGTCTCTGATCCTCCAATCCCTTTTTCAAGGCTTGTAGAGTCCCACCGCTCAAAATGAGCTTGTCCAAAATTAGCAAAGTAACAAATCTCATTCTTTCCCCATACCCTAGGGGGTATATATTGTTTATAATAAGAGATCGCAAATGGTTGTTTGTTAATAGCTTCTGGTAATGTTTCAAGTAGGGGGATAATCTTATCTGTTTCGTCAATTTTCTCTAAATATTTAATAAGTTTATGAGTATCTTTGCAAGATTCGTTTAACTCATCTATATTCTCTAAAAATTCTACATTTTCTTTGTTTTCTTGAATTGGTTGTAGTACATAGAGAGCTTTAGCAGCTTTTAAAGCCTCCTTAGTATTTTTATCTACATTATAGGCTAGTTTAAGTTGAAGTTGTGCAAACAAGACCTTTAATTCTTCCATGTTTACTACACCTGCAGACTTATCATCAAATTCCATAGTGCCTGCTACATTAAACCAGTGTCTACAAGCTCTATATTTCTTCTGATTGAAATAAACGAGGGCTAAACGAACATAAAATATAACTGAGTGAGGATATTCTTTAATTGCATTAAGGAGTAACTTTTCTGCTTCTAGAGAATCACCTAGAGTCATATAACATCTAGCCATGATATCACTAGCGACCGCACGTTCTTCATCCCAACCACTTTTCTCAAGATATTCACGACCAAATTTAATACACTTTAAAAGTAACGAGGTATCAGAACTTTCTGCGTAAATCTTCATCAAGTAAAGCAAAGTACGTGGATCAGCTTGACCTTCTTTGAGTTCATCCTCTAGTTGTAGCTCTAGCATTCTCTTATTACGGGACATTTTCACAATAGCATCTTCTTTTTGAGCTGTGTGCATAATTGCAATAGGGCGTTCTTTTGGATCATAAGAATACTTTACGTATCTATCATTGGGACTCTTTTGAATAGGAGTTTCGTGTAGTCTACCTTTCCAAGTATAGAATCCTGGCTTAATTAGGCGTTCCCTATGATGTTCAATATCTACTGAGACCATGTTTTCTGGTTTTGGCTCACCTTTGAAAGTACATCCATACCAATAAGTAAAGAAAACACAATCTTTATTAGTTTCTTTGGCAATTTCTGCTACATCTCTTAGATATTGACCACCAATTAGAATATCATCTGAGTCCATCCAGAAAATAAAATCAGTATCTTTTGGTACACGATCAAAATTAAAGTTCCTTTGAGCAGAAAAATCATCATTCCAAGCTAAATAAGAGTAATCTATCAGCTTTTCAGGGTATTTCTTCTCAAGAGAGCTTGCTAGAGCCTCAATTTCGGTTGTTTTCTCTCCATTAGCTGTAATATGAAGTGTATCGGTGTAAGAAATAACAGAATTGATTGCGTTTTGTAAGTTTTTAGCCTCTGAATCATCTCTAACAATAAAACAGGTAGATATTTTCATATACGCATATTTGTAGCTTTAAATTCTGGAAACAATTTAACAAACTTTCTAACAAATTCCTTTTCTTGTATTTTAAGTTTAGGAAAAAACAACTTACACATATCATGGAATCTAAGAGGATAAGAGATAGGTTGATAGCCACCACCCTTAACATGTTCTCTAACTGATCTTTCTATTGTAAGTTCGTCTTTAAGTTCTTGAACAAAAACTCTATATTCTTCTTCATAAAGAGCTTTCCACACTTTAAGCATGGCTTCTATAAATTTCCATTGGGGGCTTGTTATATTCTCACGAGTAAAATCATCATTCTTACCTATAAAGTCGTGATGAGTCATGTTCTCATTAAGTCCTAGTTTTTCAAAAAGTTTAACTAGATAAGAAGTAGCAATAATCTGCTCGTGCATCTCTAATTCTAACTCTTTATCAGACTTAAGAAGATTGGACATACGTCAAATTTAGCATAATTATAGGTCTTTGTATAGATACAAAAACCCCCTCTTTTTAGGGAGGGGGCTTAAGAATAAATTATCTATTTATTAAAGAGTGTTAGCATAGCCACTTCTACGAACCGAGGCTCTTTGGGCATAAGAAACAACAGTGAAGGTACTTGCGTACATACCATTCTTTCTATGACCATCTTGAGCTAATTCAGTCCAAGCTGGACGACCAACGTTAGCTAAGAAGCTGTGAGCAAAACAATCTTCTCTCAAAGCATAGACAGTTAAAGTACCAGCGGCACTTCTAACGTCTTTGTGAGGGATAATCATCACAGTCTTGCCTACATCAGAATCATAAACACGAATGTCTTGAGAAAGTTTCTTCTCAGAGACCTGGATGTTTCTGGTTAAGTTGGTTGAGAAAGTAGAAATACGTCTCTTGATGACAATTGGACAAACCAATAAGTCAGCAACATATTCACTTCCGACTTGAGTCCATGATTCTTGCATCATGTCGTTTAACTCAACTTCACTGAAGGACGTTCCAGAAGCACGAGCAGTTACGTTGGTAGAGATCATTTGATCAAAACCAGCGGCAACACTAGCGACACCTGAAGCACCTGAAGCATAAGCACCATTAATGGTTAAGAATTCCATTTTAGCTTTTAAACGAATCAATGCACGATTCTTTTGGAAAGCCATTGGGTCTTCACCTGTGATGGTTGAAATGCCTTCTTCAATGGTAGAAACACGAACAGTCTCGTCTACTGTGCTTAATCTGTTATTACTCTTTTCGGGAGCTGTTAAATCTGCATAAGAAGCAGCAGCACCTTCAATGACTGTGGTAACAGAAGTTGGTCTAGCAGTATTGTAGACACCCCATTCATGAATAGTGTTAGTAGCATCTGGACCGACTGCCAAGTTACTAACGAAATAATTGTCGGTGTTTGGAGAAACATCTTTCAAGATAGAAAGTAAGCTCTCACGTTTGTCGCTGTTATTATGCGACTGTAAACCGAATGCCATATCGTTTTTTCCTTAAATAATTAATATCCCGCCAGCTTTAACCTCTCTGCCATAGCTTTTGGATCGGTCATTGATCTTTTCTTTAAGTCTTCATACTCATCATTAGAAATTGATCTTTGACCCTTGCCTGAATTGGCGACAGATATAATTGCTTGTTTTTGATTTTCTACTACCTGTTGTTTAATATCTGGTTTAGATTCCTGAGGTCTAAAATAACGAGACATCTTACGAGCAGCACCTAGTCCGTCTTGATTTCCAGTCTGGACTAACTGATTAAGTAGTTCATTTTGTACTAACGTATAAGCATCAGCATTAAAGTTAGGAGAGTTTGGATCAAGTTCAGGAAATTCACGATGAAGATCCTTTACTTGTTGGTTAATTTCATAATTAGCCACTCTCTCAACTGCTTGCTGGGCTTTTTGTTCTGCTTGTCTAGCTCTACGCTCTGCTTCTTCTGCCGCTTTAAGGCGAGCATTTAAAACTTGTGCGTTTACGTATCCTTCAGAGTCAACGAGTTCTTGTTTGATCTCCTCGACTTTCTGAACTGGCACGTTATTGAGTTGAACTTGCGGTACAAACTGATCAAGCCTTACATCTGTTTGGTTAATGTTCGGAATCATTGATTCCAACACAGATTTATTAGGTTTTTTAGCTTCATCAAGTTGTCTTTTTAACTCTTGATTAGCTTGTTTGAGTTTCTCAAACTGCTCTTTGGTTCGGTCTTTAACCTCTCCTTCGAGTTCTAATTCTTCTGCTGGTTTTTCTGAGGCTTGCAATTCCTCCTGTTGTTGTCCTTCATCAGTTGTTACTTCTTCAGTAACTTCTTGCAAATTTTGGGTATCTTCAGGCATACACCCTTTCTTAATGTCACTTAATACTTGCTACGGTTTATAGAGGGAGCATCACTCTCGACATTGAAGGTAGCCTATAACAGATTAATGGAGGTTATCAATACCCTACTTTGAGGCTTGATAGAGAAGTTGTGCGTTTGGTCCTTGCCACCCTGCACCGCATTTAATACATTTTACTTCAGTAGAAGATATAAGTTTAAGTTTATGTTGACACTTCTTAAACTCTATTTCAGTCTTTTGTTTTTCACCATCAAAAGATTCTTCAGGAATTGGAGGTAGTTTTGACATTCTTTAATTCCATTTGAGCTATACGCTTCTGAGTATCTAAAATAATAGGTTCTTGAGTACTTAATAAAGTAATAATCTCATTTGCAATCTGAGCCTTAGCCCACATTACATTATAAGCCCGTTGGAATTCCTTGTCCTCCTTGAAATCCTGTGGGTTGAGCCATTTGTTCTCCTGCTTGAGCTTGGGTAGGAGGTACGCTTGGAAGTCCTTGTCCTGCCATATTCTCTGGAGTCCCTGGGCCTCCTGGAGGCGTTGTTCCAGTGTTGACTTGAGAAAAGAATCTCTCGCTATCCCGTAAGCCTGAGTCTTCGAGGGTTTCTGTAAAGATTTCTTTGACATTTGGTCTATATCCTTCCTGTGCTAATAATTGTAACACTTGTGAATTTCCTGTCAAAAGTTGTAGAGCTTGTTGTCTAGCATTAGCTAGTTCTGCATCTGCACCTGCTGCCATTGATCTAACATCTGGAATATAATCATACACACCATTGAGATCATCTGGAGTCATAAAGATACTAGCAGAATCTCCCATTTCGTTTACTTCCATCTTTGGTTTATATTTAGCTTTTTTAGGATCAGTTTCATTTGGATTTTCAAAAACAGGATACTTAGGAAACATTCCTACTTCTACCATTTGGCGGATTTTAGCATTGTCTATATCTCCACCCTCTAAGTTAATAATATCATTAATGGTCATAGCTGCTTCATCTGTAAGTTCCATCTCATCAAGTCCAGCTCTCTTAAAGTAAGAGAACATATCTGCTCCAACAATTCTAAGTACATATTCGGTACGTTTTGGATCAGAGAATAAGAACTGTTGATTATTAGATAACCACATGCTCATCATATCTTTGATAGCGTCTGATAGAGCAGATTGATTATCCTGATCTCTAACATTTTGTTGTTGAGTTTGTTTTTTAACTTCGGTAGCAGTCTTTTGAGGATTGAAAGGATCAATACCTGAAATACCCTGTGAAGAATCTCCCATAGCTGTATTAAAAGCAGCAACAAGTGAAGAATAAGCTGTCTGGAAGTATCTCAGAGGTTCACCACTTCCTTGATGTTCAACTACTGCATCTGGACGATTTACAATCCATTGAGCTTCAGGGCCCCAAATAATAGTCTCCATTCTAACCTGACCTTCTGTAATCTTCAGTGGTGGTCTCATGTGAATATTCATTGTGTCTAAGAAACCGCAAATAGTAGCTTGGATAGCTCTCCAAAGAGGTAATACACGCTCAACTTCACTCTCGCCCCATGGATCATCTGAAAGAGTAAAGTATTTGAGTTGTACTACTGGGATTTTCCCATGTTTATATGGATTTTCTATATCTCTTAAGACAACTTTGTACTTAGGTGAAAAAGTAATCCATCTATCTTTACGGTATTCATGCACGATTTCAACAACTGGGAAAGCCTTATCTTCACCTAGACGGTCTTCAATTCCTTTTAATTGTTTAATACGTGAAACATAGGCTTGATCTCTACGATCTTGAGTGTCTGCTGATATTTTGGCTTTTAACTCATCAATTCCTGTGTATTTACCAGCATCACTTTCAAATTCAAGTTCTTCAACAGTAAGCCATTCTCTATGCTGAAACCAATTAGCATTACGAATATTCTTACAGTTAGGATCAAGTCCTGCATCTCTTGGATCAATCGGTAAAAACTCGTTACCTTCAAAGATTATTTTACCTTCATCGTCTTTTTCTTCTTTCCATTTAACAATTGCAAATGAAGAAGCAAATAAACGAGCATCTTGATCCATAGAACCCCATTTTGAATTCATAGAACCACCCTCACCTGCATTATCCCATTGGAAGTCTAGTAAAGCGTTGTTGAGTCTAGCTTTAAGTATATCTCCACCTTCACGAGGCACTAAACGACCTCTTAGTTTAGAGTTAGTTAAACGTGCTTTCTTTTCTAGGATTGTAGTTGAAATACGAGGATCAGTCACTCTTGAGAAATAAGGCCAGTCTTCTGGTAAATGTCCGAAGTAAGCATCAATAATATCATTCCACCCATCATCACGATTCATTCGCTGATCCATGTCTTCAGTCCAGTCGGTGTAATGGTCGTCAACGATATTAATTACTTCTTGTTTCGGTTCTTTTTTAGACATATTAGCTTTATAAACAATCTTTGACTAGGTTATCAATACCTCTCAATTCTTGTTATTCTAACGAGTGTAGTATAGGAATATATGTTTTTAGTTAATACTTTGTTTCTACATTTAGCACATATCTTAATAAAGTCTTTTGGAAATATCTCATGGAAGTAGGGTTTAAGAGCATCTGGTTGTTCTTCTCCACATGATTGACAGTACCAAATATCTGTTTTTTCTGATTCAAGTAGATGACGACCTCCTCCGTACTTAGTCCAACCACCTGATTTAATACCTTTTAATGGATCATCTTTTGGAAGTGGGCAATTTGGCATTTTATATCCTCCATTTTTTAGTGTTATATGTTGGTATATTTTCCTGAGAAGGTTTTAGATCTGTAACCCCATAACGAATAGCATCCATTGGATTAGACCATTCGTGAACGCTATCATCTGGCTCATTGAGTATCTTTCCATCACGATCAACTCTAAACAAATAATTCCTATATGCTTTAGCAGTTCTTTCACTTCTTTTGGTTAAACTTATTCTTTGGTCTTGAACGTATTGAATTCCCTGATAAACGCTTCCTTGTCCCTTCTTAGCTCCTAGAATAGGTACTCCATAACTAGCTATCTCATCTATTGATTTGGGTTCTGCACTATCAGCTATTGTTAAAGCTCTAGTTTGATTTGCTAGAACATCAGCAATTGATCTGTTAGAAAGTCCTTTTTGATAAATTACTTCATCAATAATAAGTCCTCCGTTATATGAGTAAATAGCTTCAATAACAGTAGGATCAATTGAATACCCAAAATCTAGTCCATATCTTTCTAATCTAGCTTCGTGAGGAATCTCATCAATAATAGCCCAATCCTTATAAATCTTTCTCTCTTGATTATATGGTTCTCCTAACCACTTATGTTTATATAGTCCTGGTCTTTTCTCTTTGTCATCTTCCATTTCTAAACGAATAACATCAGGCATCATTCCATATTTAAGAGCTATATCATAATTAGCATTGATGATTAAAGTGTTTGGTCTACCTTCTAACACGAGTCTTTTATGTACAGGGTCTTCTTCTAAGAGTCGGTTATATGTATAAATAATTTGTGATCCATCTTTTCTAACAGTAGGTGTCAAAACTTCTAAACTTTTCTCTGAAACCGTTTGTGCTTCTTCTACCCAAGCCACGTCAATACCTTCAATAGATTTAATTGATTGTTCATTATTCCATAAACCTTTAAAGAAAAAATCTGATCCGTTTATTTCATTGATAATAGAGTTGTCTGTTACCTTAAAATCGTTAAGTTCGTACTCTTTGATTAAATCTGCAAGTAACTGATGAGAGCTTTCACTAATTGAATTCTGAAACTCTCTAAAACAAGCTATTCTAGTTCGCTTCTGTCTTGCTCTAATAAGTAAGTATCTAGCAACAGTATGAGATTTTAGCGAATATCTGCCTCCATGAATAGCAGCCTCTCGCCAATCTGAGTCAAAGAGTCTTTTATACTCGACTGGTATCTCTATCTTTTTCATCACTTATAAATTTAACCAATAATGGGGTAAGTTCTTTACCATCTTTACCTGTAACTTCACTTCTTGGACTAAACTCATCTTTCTTTTTACGTTCTAAATACCACTGTGCATTCTTAGTATCATCTAAAGAATCTACAACAGTCTTTTTAGCCTTAAGTATAGGGTCTTCTTTCCATTGGTCTTTTTGCTCCGAAAACTCTGGATGAGCATTTTGGTAATCATAAAGTGTTGATTTGCCAATTTTTGCGAATGCACAGGCTTCTTCATCAGTTGCACCAAATAGAAATGCCTGTCTTAGAAGGTCTAAAGTTTCTGGAGTCATTGATGTTGGACGGCCACCCTTATTAGGCATATATCCAACTTAACATGAATTATAGGCTTAGTCAAGATATCCAACTACACCAAAAGCAACCCAATATACCAGATCAATTATAGAGGGTTCTGGTATTATAATATTTATTATAAACATGATTACTGCTAGAGCTATAATCTTTTCTTTTATGCTGTTTTTGATCTTAAAATGCGTAGTTGTAGTTAAGTAATCATTTCTTTTCCACATTAAGAGAATACCCAGTGCAAATGGAATCATCTGCAATAAAGTAGCTCCTCCTATTAATGCTAATATGATTATGGATATTGTTATCCAGATCATTATTCTATTTAATTTCATAAATACCTTTCTTTATACTTTTATTTTAAATACTGTTCCGCCAAATGGATTCTTATGTTGTGGATGTCCCATACTTAGTTTGCTCTTTTCTTCCCTTTTACGTTTGGCACAATCTTTACAGTAGACCTTCTTCATAAATTCTTCTCTGTCGTTACCTTTAAGTATTATTCCACAAGCCTGACATTTCTCCGCTTCCTTTACAAATCCTTCTATCTTGATTATTAGTTTAGTTACTTGATTATTATTCTTTTGGTTAGAGATAAAGAGTTCGTGTATATCTCCCTGTTTAATACTCTTTAATAATCCTGGTGTTAGTTTACTTCTTATTATCATCTTAGATACTCCCTTAGTCCTTAAACATTGGATAATTATATTTACTAATTGCTTGTTCAATATCTTTATCGCCTTCAAAAGCATAGTCTCCTACTTCTACCCACCCAAAACCACGACACCCATGACAAGTTTTTTTGATTTGAGTGGTTGAAGTAGTAGAATAATTTGAATTATCTGTTACTTTTCCCTCACCTCTGCATACTGGACACAAAACTGCTTTCATTTCATCCACCTTTCTAGGCTCTGTACTGCCTGATAATCTGCTTTAAATCCTTGATAACAAGAATAGAGTATAGCTAAACTAAAAATGATTAAGATTAAGTAGATTAGTTTCATATAACTAGGTCTTTTTGACATTTATTTTAAATTCCCAATCCCCATCTTGCTAATGCTATTACTATAAAAACAAACATTAAAATAGTTAAAACTTTACATAAAGTAACAAATCCTCCTCCTATTTTTTCTATAAAAGTAAAGTCTTCAGTATCACGACCACTAATAGTTAGAGACATCCATCCAATAATCCAAAGAACAATTATTATCGCTGGTGTTAATGCTAATATTCTTAAAAATATATTCATAAATTCCTTTAGCTACTTCATTTCTGTATTAGTTTGCACTCCACTCTACTTGTTATTATTTCCTTTGGAGTTAAAAGTAACATAATTAAAATTACTAAACATAGTGTACAGGTTAGCAGAAATAGTCTAGCGAGTTTATCTGTCATAGTTTTTTAAGTTCTTTGATTTAATATATTCTGCTTCATCTGCTGTTACATACATTCCGTAAGGGATACCGCCATATCTCATTAGAGCTATTATTTCTGGTCTTATTTGCTTCTTTCTAGGCTTTTTCATATATTCCTTTAGCTACTTGGTACTCTTAATTTCTTTGATAATGTCATCTAGAGCCATATTGTAGCCAGCTTCATCCATTGTGAGTACCTGTTTATTTATCATCTTACCCTCTATCATCTTAATTATCTCTGCTTTAGATACAAAGTTAGATTCTATAAATTGCTCTAGTTTAGTTACATTTATTGCGGTGCATAAATCACCTTCACCTTCTTTCCAATAAATATCAGCTCTGTTTAATTCTTCTTTCCAGTCTTTAGTCATTTTGTTTCCCCTTAAGTCCTTTGTATCAAGCAATTCTTCTGGTTCTTCAAAACTAACAGCTTGATAAATTGTCATATCTTTTGTCCAATAATTCTCTAACCACAACCAATCTCCCTGCACACAAATAGGTAAGATAGCAAAATGTTTTTTCCATGTTGTTTTTTCATTAGACCATTTCATTGTTTGTTTTCCTTGAGGGATTCAGCTAATTTTAAGTAAAAACTTGCATTATTTTCCATATTTTCATATTCATCACCCAATAATTTAGCTATTTTAACTCTCTCTGCCCTAGCTCCTTCTTCTATTCCAGATTGATGAGCTTGAGAGAGTGATTTAGAGAAAATATCCATAAGTCTAAAATTAGCTTGGTAAGCGTTAATTGCATTTTCATCTTTATAATTTCTCAAGATAGTTTCAAACTTAGTAAATAACTCCATTTGTTGTTCTTTACTTAGCTCCTCTTTGTTTTGTGTAGTGTTTGTTTGAGTCATAGGTTTATCCTTTTTTTAGCAATTTCAAAATAAGTAGGGTCTAATTCAATACCAATAAAGTTTCTATTTAGATTTTTACAAGCTACTCCAGTAGTACCTGATCCCATTGTAAAGTCTAAAATCGTCTCTTTTTCTTTAGTGTAAGTCTTAATTAAGTATTCCATTAAAGCTACTGGTTTTTGAGTTGGGTGAAATCCCCTATCGCCACTTGCTCTGTTGTTAAACTCCTGTACCGAGCTTGGATAGCGTAATTCATCATTCCCACTATCATTTTCTTTGTCATACTTACCTTTTATATTTCCAATAAACTCACCAGTTGCGTGTCTTGATTTATCACTGTAAGCGTATTTTGCTCTATCTTTTCCACTTCCTTGTCTCTGCTCTTTAATCGGGTAATAGTTTACTTTTCCTTCTGCAAAAACCAAAACATCTTCGTGTTCTTTCATTGGTGCATATTTAGCTTGAGCAAAGTTAGAAGCACATCTCTTTTTGTATATCCACGAATACTTAAACATATCAAGGTTGCTACACACCAAAACGCTAGTGAATGGTTGAGATGCTGTAAAAATAATTGCACCACTCTTTTTGGTTATTCGTTTTAATTGTTCCCACATTGGTTCAAAGGGAATTATGGTATCCCATTTGCAGGCAGTAGTTCCGTAAGGAGGATCACAAATCACAGCGTCAACACTATCATCTGGTAACTCTCTCATTTTCTCAAGACAATCACCCAAAATTAGTTTTATCTCACTTCCTTTTTGTATAGTATTTGGCATTTATTCCTTTGTTCTTACCTTCCTAATCTCACTCCAGAAGTCTGAAGTGGGTTAAAAAGCTAGATAATTCCGTTTACTTTGAAAATCCCTAAGACAGTCAGAGTAAAGAAAACGTCATAAGCTACTAATAACCAGATAGCTTGACTTGTGTAATCTTTCTTTTGTTTTTTCATGTTTCCTTTCCTTATAATTTTTAAATCCTCTTTAGGTGATACTCAACCCTACTACCACATAAGATTTTTAAATATCACCTAGACAAGATTCTAGTACCATGAGGGTAATTGGCATGATGCAAAATCACTTCCTTTGCTATCACGCAAAATTGGTCCCCATTCTAAAGCTCTACCTTCTCTAATAGCCCAAGCAGTAGTTCTAATTGACTCTTTAAGGTCATATCTTGAGCCTATTTCAATAGCTTTACCTTGCTTAATCATTTGTTTTCTCATTCTTTGCCATGTAGCCTCGTGAAATTGAAAAGGTCCACCTGCTAGTCCTCCGTCACCATGTTCGTTACTAGCACCATGTCCTGACTCTCTGTGAGCTAGACAGTGCATAATCATTAAACTCTCTGATTTGTGATCTGATAAAAACTCATTAACAGCATCATCAATTAAAGATGAGATGTTTGTTTCTCTAGTGTCTATCACTAAAGGTTTTATGTAGTTTTTAGCCTCTACATTCTGTTTGTTGAGATTGATACCTTGTCCTAAGACTCTAAGCCAAAGGCAAGCAACAATTGTGATTCCTATACCTACAAATCCTGATAGTCTTTCGCTTCTTCTGTAATATCCTCTAGTTTTTATGCGTGATTTAGCGTGTTTCATATTGTTAACAGATATTAACTGTTACTTTCATTCCATCTAATTCTTTTACTATGGATTTTTTAATAACTAAATCTTTTTTGTCTATTTCTACCTTTATGGTTTTTCTGTTTTTTGCTTTCATAATAACTTAATTAAATCATAATCTATAACTATTGTCAACAAGCAATTCTTATCTTGCAATCACTTAAAATCTTATACACCCTAGCTCTACTTATTTTGTATAATTTAGCTATATCTACTGCTTTCATGTGATCATCGTAGCGTAGTGAGTAGATAGCGTTTCTTTTAGACCAGTCAGTCATTTTGTTTACTCTTTCTTCCCATTTAAGGGTTTTGGTATATTCCTTGCGTTTTCTTTTCATATATTCCTTAATTTTTCTAATAATTCCTCTAAATCTATTTCCTTAAATTTAATTACTTCCTCTTTTTTAACCATTAAGTAGTCGTATCGCTCTGGGAACTTACCCTTAAACCATTCATACGCTTCTATTGGGTTCTTGTGCCACCAGTTAATATGACAGTGAAAGCAAAGTAGTTTCAGGTTAAGCAAATCCCATCTTAAAGCGTCTCCATGACTTCTTGGTATTACGTGGCTTACATGAGCGTTTGACTTTTCCACATGTTTTCCACAATGTTGGCAAGTCCATTTATCTCGCTCTCTGATTATCTCAATTACTGCTTTGTCCAGCTTTAACTTTAAAGCCTTACGATTGCTTTTGGTTTTTCGTTTAATCTTTACCTTTTGTAATTGTAATTTTTTAGAATACATAATTACTTCTTTAATTTTGACAATATCTCTAAAGTTCTTCTGTTAGAGTCAGCAAAAGATTGATATTCATAAGCAATTAAATCTTCAATGCTTTGTAAGTTATCTCTTGTTAATCTTTCGTCAAAAAGTTTGTTATCAAAAAGAGTGTCAACTAATTCTCTGGCTCTAAGTTGATAATATTGTGCTATTGGTTCTGACATAAATTAGTCCAATCTAGTTGGTTGTTTTTGTTCGGTAATTATTTCAACCATTTTTTGATTAATTTTCTTTTGTTTTATAATGGCGACTCTTTGAGCTTCCTCAAAAGATGTGTAAAGATCTGCTTCGCTTCTAGTTTTATTCCAAGCAATAGTGTACTTTTCCCAACTTCTACCACCAAAGTTAATCTCTTTTACCTCTCCCAGTTTAACCTCTGATTGATTATCGTTCCAATCAATATAGAACAATTTTTGTCCAATACTGTATTTTGTTTCTATTTTCATAATCTCCCTTTCTTAAATTAATACTTCTTGTTTATCCCTTAAGCTCCAAGCCTGCATTTTAATAGCGTTTAGATTGCGTTGTTCTTCTACTTCCTTAACTGCTCTTAATTCTGGGTGTTGCTCCTGAACCTTACGTCTTGCTCTAGTCACTGATTCAAAAGTAGGTGCGTTCATAAAATCTCTAAAGGTAATTTCTTGCTTATCTCCAAATGCACACTTCCAAAGTAAAAGTTTATCTGAACTTCTAGTCTCTTTGTCTATCTTCATGTAGAACTCTACTCGGTGCATTAAGTTTCTCATAAGCTCCTTATAAATAAATTATTTAATATACATTTCTGCTCTAGCCATAATTTGTTTTAAAAGCATTTGTACTTTTGGTTCAACAACTCCTTCCATCATTTTTCCTGTGTAGGGATTTATAAAACCTCTTTCTTCATCCATTTCTTGAGCTGTTAAAAGTAGTTTTTCTTTATACTTGTCTATTTTGTTCATATTCCCTTTACTAATCCATAAATTATTAAACCTATTCCTAAAATCATAATTAAGACTGCTAATCTTCTAAGGTTTTCTTTACCTTCTCTATAAAGCATTTCTGCTTCTATTATTTGTTTAGTTTTCATAGTTTTATCCAGTTACTTCTTTTCCATCATATCCACTATCTTTAACACATTTTTCAAGATCCTTCTCAATTGGAGCAGTATGAAACATCATAGATTTTAACAACCAGAAAGCTGCTTTAGCTTTAATAAATTTTTCTTGATGCTCTGGTTCTATTTTTTTAATTTCCCAATAATGAATTAAGGGCGTAGCCATTCCACAAATTATGTCTGAATATTCTTTTTTATCTTTTTTTAAACTTTCAACATAAGTCTCAGATAAATCATGAAAATTTATTTTACCTTTAATAAGCCACTCAAAAACTAATTCTTTTTCGCTCAACATTTCTTCATATTTAGTTAATTTCATATTTTTATTCCCTTATTAAATATATTTTCTATTTTTTCTATTTTTTTCAACAACTGTCTAACTATTTCTACTGGAGAGTGTTTTATGCCTCTTAATTTTGCTAAATTCCAATAAACTTTTTCCATTGGTGTTTTATTTTGTTTCATATACTAATTCATCTATAAAATCATTTGCTGTTTTTATTCTTGGATATCTATAAAATAATCCTCCTTGATGGTTATCATTCCAGTTTTTAGCTTCACTTCTCTCTTTTTGATTATGATTCTGTGCCATAGCCTCTGCTTTTTGCATTGCTTGAAAATATCTGTTTCTATCAACTAAATCGTATTTCATTCTTCCCTCCTATCTAATTTATCTTCTAGGTATTCTCTGCCTCTGCTAATTACCTCACTGTATAAACCGCTTTCACTCTCTCCAGTTTCTTGTGCCACTCTGTAAGCTAGTTGTCTAAGTGCTTGGCTTTCGCTTTTATCTCTTAACTTCTTGTCAGTTACTATACTTTTGGGTTCTGTTACTTCATCAGGTGCTTTTTTAACATCTGAGAGGTCAGTTTTAACCATGTAGGTTACATTTTGTGTGCCATCACAATTGTCCGTGCCTTTAATGTCTGTTACTGCTCCTCTAAACTGTCCATAAATTACATCTCCATAAGTTAGAGCTTCGCTGATCTCTTGCTTAAATGATTTGATTTGTACTTGTTTAATGTTAGTTGGTAGCATTTTTATTTCTTTACAGGTTTCATTTTTTTACCATCACACCAAAACTCATTTCCTTGTGGGTCTATATATTTATGACTCCAAAATTGACCAAACTTTCCCTCACGACCAACCATCTCAACATGGTGCAAGTTACACATAGCCTTAAGACCGCTAGGTGCTTCATTTTGGGCTTGTTTGGGAGTTTGCTGTTTATTCTCTATCTGTTGAACAAAGTCCTTAATTTCGGTCATAGCTTTGATCAACTCTTTTGCATCGTCAGTTCTCACTACGATTTGATAATCCCTAGAACCTGCTAAGAATTTTGATAATTGAAATTTTGGATAATCTGGCATTAGCTGATCCCTTCTACTGTGTAGTCTATTACTTGTTGTTTAGCGTTATCTAGGGCATCTACAAAAGCCTCTAGGTCTGTTTTTTCTATGTTTTCATCTTCGATTAAACGAGTGATGATGTTTGTAATTGTTTGTTTTTCTTCGTTAGTTAGTTTCATAGTTAAATTCCATCCTGGTCAAATTCATAACCTGCACCTTCTGCGACACTTGTTAAATAGTTGTGTTCATCAAAGTCATCTTCTTCGTCATCAGTACAACCTGAATCGTCAAAGTCATCTGCGAGCTTATTAGCTTCTTCTACTTCATTAGCTAAAGTTCTAAGAGCTAAAACTTCTTCCATTCCTGAGATACCAAATAAGTGGGTTGTTTGTGTTGCTTTCATAACTTAAATTATATATTAAATTTATCTATTGTAAATAGGCAATTTACTTGAGGTTATCTAAGATATGCTTACCCAATTCTGGCACAACACAATTCCTAAGTAGTTTTCTTTTATCTACTCCAGTGTATTTATCTAAGTTAAAACCTAGTTTTTCTTGTAAAAATTCTCTTTCCTTGTCTTGTTTACAAGTTTTTAATTTCTCGAATTCTTTGTCGGCTATATCAAAATTAGACCAAACACAATGTCTATGAAGTATTAGGCTCGGTTTAATTAGTGGTTCATAGTAAGGTATCACATTTTCTACTATCCATTTCCCCTTAAACCATGTTTTTAGAAAGATAATCTCTTGATATAAAGCCATGTCTGGATAAACAACATTCTTATTCATAAATCTCAAGCGACTATGACTATTTGACGTTTACGATCTTCATCAGCCGTTTTATATTCTTTTCTAAGTTCTAGTAGTCTTTGTTCGATTAGGTTCATTTTAAGACTTTGTTATCAGTTAAAAATTTTTTAATTACTCTGTACCAATGTTCGACATAGTAGTTAAAATGCTCGTCATTATGGTTACTAAATTTAATATTAGCATTAGCAAAACTTCTTATCACAAAATGTAAAAGTTCATGCAAAACTACTGCCATATCTGGTTTATATAAATAAATACAATAAGATTCAATTCCTTTCTGATCTTTTATTTCTAAAAACATTCCGTCTAAATTTGAAAAGTCTTGATCTATTCCAATCCACTTATTAAATACTTTTCTAGCTTCTACATAATCTTCACAATAAAGAAAAAATAACTGATTATGATAGATAGTGTCGTAAAATCTCTTTTTGTACAATTTCATATTTTTTACCTAGTTTTTAATTCTTTTGTAAATATTCTAATCCAGTAATCACTTTTATCATCAATATAAGCAATAGTTCCAAAATCTAAGTATTCTTTTTCAATAGTTCCAAAACTTTTACCTGCCTTTAATCCTTTCAGGCAATTTTCTATGTGACTAGTTTCCATTTTAGAAACATCTATTTTCTTACCTTCTTTTGTAGTCCATTTTATCTTCATATTTACCTTTCTTTGTTAATTAAATTATTTTGTTTAAGATATAGCCACATTTCAGCTCTAGCATCTGCTTCTGTTTTAGCGGTTTTCACTAACTGTGTACCAATATTTCTTTCAACAATTATGCTTTCCCAACAATCTTTATTAATACCTTCATTTTCAAATCCACTATAATGTTGATAAATATTTTTATGACTGCCATAAGGAAAGTCTTTTGGTTGGATTGGATTTTTTAAATATTCTCCCAACTCTGATGCTGTTGGAGCTGAGATTGGATTATGGTTACAAGAAGAATTAGTGCAGTATCCGTTGTCTGGATCATTAAATATAATATGTCTAGATTTTTCTCCTTCTCCAGCTACCATAAACCAATAAAATAAACTGTCTTCTTGTGGGTATCCTGCTTCTTTAAGCTCTTTAGCTAGTTCTAGTGATACTACAATGTCTTCTAGTTTCATAAATTTCCTTTATATATTTTTAGTTTTTAATGCCAAACTTTTCAGCTAATTTCTTTTTTTCTAATTCTATCTGTTTTATTTCCTTTCCTTTCCTTTCCTTTGCATTAACCCCCCCATTAGCCCCCCTATCTCCCCATCTGGAGATAGCACCTTTACGACCAGCAACCACAAAACTTTTGCGGAGTTCAATATGTTCTAAAATGCGTCTATTAAAGAATTGTGAATTATTTGTGGATAACAATTTGATTTTAATCAAGTAGTCTAGGATTTCTTTTAACTTATCTATAGCCACCCCAATAGAAATAGATAGCCCCCCTATAGCCTCCTCATCTAATTCAAAATATCCGTCAGAAGTTTCTGAAAGTGTTTCTACAATAGCCCAAAAGATTCCGTAGCCTTCCCAACCAAACTTAGCCCTCAATTTAAGGACTTTTTCATCGGTTCTGGCGTTGCAATCGTGGGGAAAATAATAACTATTTTTGATCCCTGTCATATTTGTTCTTCCTTCCATTCGTCACGGGAACATAAACTATTCCCTTGTGATCTGTATGTCCGCATGTAGGGCAAGGCTTCTTGTCATAACCGACAGTACCTCTACCATTACAATTAGGGCAAACTTGTGCAAAAAATTCTGGTTGTATTTCTTTTATTGTGATATTGTCCATTCGTCCTTCATTACCTTCTTCTCGTAACTGCCTAAAGAATACGAGTTAAAGGATTTTATGCTGATCCTCGAACCAGCTACTGCTACAACAATAACAGTACAATATCTAGTAAAGCATAAATAAATATGTCTGTCAAATATCACTTAATAGTACAAATGGAGTCAAGTTCTAAATTGGTGGGTAGCTATTGATTATGAAAGCAATTGAACTAAAAAACTAGCGTAGTTTAGAGGAACTACCCACCTGTTTAATTTAAGCACAAAATAAGGAAAATTAGAATAATCAAAAAAGCTCCCTTACGAGAGCTTGATTGAATCGATTGTCGCAGATCCTAGATAAGGGTTCAATTCCCTTTTAAGAACGACTAAACACAAAAAAATAATTTTTTGATGCAATGCACTATTTGCATGGTCACAATGCAATAATAGATTATCACGACTCAATCTAAAAATCAATCATAAAATCCCTCATCTCGCTAAAATTGTACACATCTTAGAAAAACAAGGGATTAAATGAAAAAAGATAATATAAATCTCTGATGAAAACTTATATTAAGTTACTTATAAACTAGGGAGTCCGTTAGTGTCAAGAAGTTAAAAAGCCCAGCGTTCAATTAAGATTGCTGAGCTAGAATCGTTATATTATAGGCTTTATTTCTGTAATGTCAATTTATTTATTCTGTGTTTTGCTATTTCAAAATAATCTTTGTCTAGTTCAATACCTATAAAGTTTCTGTTTAATTGGCTTGCCATTTTCCCAGTAGTTCCACTTCCCATCATTGGGTCAAAAACTATATCTCCTTTATTACTCCAAGATAAAATATGTCTTTCAGCTAATAAATCTGGAAATGTGGCACTGTGTTTGAATGCTATTTTATCTTTTGTTCCACGCATAAAACCAGTATCTAATAACCAAACATTATCCATTTTTCTAGTATCTTTCCCTGTTTCATATTTTAAATAACTTGTACTTCCGTCTTTATTTCTTGTAGTAGAAGAATGTTTATTTTTTTGTTTCCATTTTGTTTCTTGCCTTTGTATATTAAAAGTTTTTGGTTTTCCTTTAGAGAAAACAAACATATATTCAAACTGCTGATAGTATCTATTTACTGGTGGAAAAGGATAACTGTTTTTTTGATATATCATAGTATCGTGTAAATTAAATCCACATTCCTTAGCCCATAATGCTTGCTTAAAACTTGTGCCAGTTTCACTTCCTTTGATAGTAGCATCACCTACAACCCAGACTACTACACCCCCTTGTTTTGTAACCCTAAACAAGTCCTTAATAATGTTTTTCCATTTTTCTTCATTCCATTGTGAGATATTTCCATTGTATGTTCTTAAATTGTCGTATGGAGGTGAAGTAACTGTTAAATCAATGCTTTCATCGGTAATCTCTTTCATTTTTTCAAGACAATCACCTAAAATTAGTTTAATCATAAGTTTTTCTTCTTTTCTTGTTTTTCCCTAAAGGTTTTAGTCCAGTTATCTAAATACTCGTGGTCTTTATCTCCCCAATCTGCTTTAGCTTGCTCCCTAGACTCTGCCTTGCCGTATTTCTGGTAGTTTCTTGCAACTTTGGATAATACCGCTTCAATTAAATCAATGCCAGTCATTTGGCTTAGACGAATTAGTAAGTATAAAACGTCTCCAACTTCACTCTCTAATTCAATTTTATCAAACTCTTTCTTTTCAAGGACTTCTTTAAGTTCGGTGATTTCTTCTTGTAACCAGTCAGCGACTTGTTCAGTAGTACCATTGTTGAAAATAGTAATGTGTTCGTTTTGTCTAACTACTAGATTAGCTACTTTTTCAAATGGTATCTCTTTCATAGTTCGTTATTTCCCTCTAAAATACTGTCAAAAATTCTAATTCTTTTAACATCCTTGTAAAGATGAGCTGAAATCCCAAACATTTCTTCTGGTTGTTGTTGATTAAATCCCAACTTTTTAGCATAGTCATCTGTAGATTTATAAGCTCCTAAAGCTATGTAGTGAATTTTATTAGTTTCTCCTCCAAAGCCTGTTTGAGTTGATTGTGCTACTTGTTTTTGATGGTTATGACCTGAAACAATAATGTCTGATCCAAAACCAGAACCAAATTTAGCAAGTCTCATTTGAGGGTGATTACGATTATAGATTGATGAACCAGGTAATCTATGAGCCATTGTTATCTTATACTCTTGATCACCAATTCTAATAGTTAAATAAGAAACTCCTTCAAGCAAAGCTCCACCAGTCTCTTCTGTAAATTGTGAATAAGCAGACAAGCCCATTTTTTTAGCCCAACCATCATGGTCACCACTAAGACCAGCTATTACTTTTTTTTCTTTACCTAAAGCTCTAAACATAGCCTTAATATATTCATACTGTTCTGGAACTTGTTCGATTGCTTCCATCTGTGCAGGATTAAAGAAGAATCCATCCACTGCGTCTCCCAACATCACTACATAAGCATTTGGTGTTTGTAAAATTGAAAGAATTTCTTGTTCAATTCGTTTGTAATTGACATCACTTCCGCCTATATGTAAATCTGACATAAAACAAATAGATGAGGTTTCTGGCAATCTAACTTCAACATGATTTAGACCTTCTCTAGCTTCTTGATATTCTTCCTGACGTTCTTGCAGTCTTTCAGACCAGTATTGAAAATTCTTTGCAGATGGCAATCTTGTTATAAACTCTGGCTTAGAAAGATTGTCTTGTATTATTTTTTTATCAGATTTAAAACTGTCCTCTGATGGGTTTATATATAAACCTCTTTCTTTCATTCTTGCCTTTCGCTAATCATTTTTTCTACATTCCAAGAGAGATATCTGGCTACATTGATTCCACCATAAACTTTGATTAAAAGTTCATAGATTTCAGTGTCTGTTGCGCCTTGATTTTCTTCTTCGAGTCTTTTCTTTTCTCCTTCTATTAGTTGAGGACTGATGTATATTTCTTTCATCAAAGTCGCTTTCTGATAACCCTAATAGGGCTATCGCTAAAAATATATAATCATCTTCTTCAAAAGCATCAATTTCTACTACTTCGCCTGTTTCTTGATCGACAAATCTACCTCCCTGATGAATAGCATCGTGAAAAGGTTGCTCTAGGGCTATGGCGTTATCTAGGGAAACTATTTTATCTTTGGGTAAATTGTATTTCTTCGCAAGTGAGCGAGTGCAAATATGGTGTACGCTGTCAGGTCTGACTCCTATACTTCTAGCTTGGGCTTCTGCTTCTCTTTTCATGTCGCTAGGGATTGTATATTCCTTGCTCATAAGCAGATGTAAACCATAAATAATAATCCTAAAAGTAACATTATGTTTTCTATTAGGAAGTTATCTTTCATATATTTTTAATTTGGTTATATTTCTTCTCAAAGTATTCTAAGACTTTTTTAAGATCAAATTCGTATTCAAGTCTAACCTTTTTTTTACCTTTACGATCCTTATAAACTACGCTTCTAGTTCTTTTTGGTATATCTGTATATTCTCCGTTATATAGATTACGTCTAAATGAGCCTACATGGATTCGTAAATACTCGCAAAGTTGTTTAAGATTAAGCATTTTTACCTTGTAAATATTTCTTAATAACATCAATAAGGGTGTTTAAAGCCCATAAATAAACAGAAATTAAAGCCTGTTTAACTGGTACACCTTGTTGAATAGCGGTAAGAAAAACTAAAAGTGCTGGTAAAACAAAGATTTGTGCGTTCTTTAATATCTTTGCTTTTTCTTCTGCGTTAAGAGTGTATTTAATACTTTTCATTTGTCCTTTCTAAATATCTTGATAATAGCTTCAATAAATGTCTTGAATGAATCTACTTTGATAACTTCTTCTTGGTTTTCTTCAAATTGAGCCTGTACATTATCTAAGCGTTTTTTAAATAATTCGATCTCTACGTTATGTTTTTGCTCCATCAAGATGAACTCGTTTTGTAGTCTTTCTAACTCATCTTTGAGTTCTTTGTTCTCTTTGATTAGATCAGCTTTCTCTTTGTCTGTGGTCTGCTGTAGTGCCTTAATTTCGGCTTGTAAGCTAGATTCCTTGCTGATGGCTTCTTGTACTAATTTGACGACTAATTCCTCACTAGAAAGCCCTAGAGGGTTACTACCATTTAATACTCCAAGTAACTTTTCTACAAATGAATTATGATTATTTTTTAAGGTTTTAATTTCTTTGTCTGAGTTTGATTTAATTTCAGTGATTGTTCTATTAAGTCCATCAATTTCAATATTTAATTTTTTAACTATCTCTAACTGATCCTGGTAAAGTTGCCAGTTTTTGTTTCTTTCATCACGTTCTATTTGCCATTGTTCTTGTGTAATTGTTTCTTGCGTATTTATACTTTCTGTAAGATTTATATATTGATCAAAATTACAAACTGCGTCATAAGAATAGGTTTTTCCTTTAGTAACAATTAAGGGTTTTTGACCATTACTTTCGTAATAAGTTCCAGTTCCATCGCCAGCATTGCACCAGATATGACCATAGCCATCTCCCATATTCTTATTAGAAAATACAGAGAGAAATCCCATTCCTGGTTTAGCGATACCCTCGTTTAAGTAAGCACTAATACAAGTCTTAGCATGTCCTCTAGCTTTATAAGGGTCTTTAACACCCAAGAAGTCCATTAAGGATTTGATCAGAGTAACACATTGTCCATCAAGCGAGGGGTTTCCGACACATTTTACTTTAGTGCCGACTTTACTTTCCAAAAAGTTAATTACTTCTTGTTTAGTTTTCATATCATTATTTATACACTAATGTTAATTTAATACAATATAACAAACTATATCGGACTAGTGAAAGTTAATAGATAGATAACAAATACTAAAAGGCAAATTCCTACAACTCCAAAAATTACACCTAAAAGTTTGACTTCTCTCATCAATTTAACTTTTTCTTCTTCTTGAAATGTTTCTTTTAAAATAGCTTGCATTACTGTTTGAAACTTCTTGTGATTTATTGGAATATATCCATCAGCTAAAATCTTGAGTTTGTTTTCTAAACAGTCCATTTTTTCAATTAGTTTGTCTAGTTCACTCATTTCATCTTTCTACCTGTGTATTTGCGGACAGACTTAGCACTTCTCTTTCTAGTTGGGTGAGTATTACGTTTAATAGAGGTTAGTTTTCTCATAAGATTCCCAATTTACCTAATAATGTCAAAATTACAGAAAATAAAGAACCGATAACTGCTGTAATAACCCACCATCTAAATTTAGAGTTTTCTTCTGTTTTAGTCTCTACTTTGGTTAGTCTTTCGTTTAGCTTATCCATAATTAAATCTCTATCGTCCATCTTTTTAATGATAGAGTCAATAGATTTTAGCATTGAATCAACTTTGACCTCTAGTTGAGTTAGTTTAATGATGATTTCTCGTTCTTCTTTTTCTTGCATATTAAGCTACCTTATTTATGTTGTCGTACCATTCACCACAAAAGCTAATTGCGTTAGAATTAGCCAAACTTGTAAATCTAAATAAGTAAGTGGTGTTTTGTTTTAAGATCAGTTCTCGATCTCTTTGTTGCATTCCTCCAGTACGATTAGCTCCTGCCAGGTATCCTGCAATTCTAGTTCCAGTAGTAATTGAGGTAGGGTCTTTAATTAAGGTTAAGGTAGAGGTAGTAGCACTATTTCTATTATTGTTAAATGGGGTTACTGGCGTTCCTCCTACCACATCAGTTGAGCCTTCATAAACATCTAGTGAAGCTCCTAGAATAGAAGAAAAATCAAAAGTCATGTGCGACCATGAAGTAGTGTTTGGAGTTGTAACTACAAATTCAATAGTTTCGTTAAGTTGGATTGCACTATCATAATCACAAAGATAAAAATGAGAGCCTGCGTGGATTTCGTGGTGTTCGTATTCAATTGTCTGGAGTGTATGAGTAGAAACATCAAGTCTAGGCACTTGATAAGTTGTATCGCCAGTTTTCATATAACTGGTTGTTTTTAATTGAG